GGAACGGTCGTCGATCTGTGGATTGATTGCGTCGATGTAGCCGGTGATGACGGTCTCGCCATCGATCTCGATCGTGCATTCTTCGCCCGTGCGAAGCGGCCAGCGCGGAGCATCGGTGAATTCACGAGCGACGATCTCGACGTCATATTCGCCGCAGACGCTTTCGATCGAGCGCGTGATGCGCGCCGACGTCCAGCCTTCGTAGCGTTTTCCGCCGAGTTTCAGGGCGAGACGAGGATCATCCATAGCGGGCGCCCGATCCGGTGGCGTCGGCAACGATATCCAGCGCGGCGCCGCCGGGAACGAAACCGGGATGACGGACCTTGTTCATGGCGACGATCGCCGCTGCCTGATCTTCCATCACGCGGCCAAATCCGTGGAGCCGCTGGGCGATGACCAGGGCAGGCTCGGTCGCGCGGGGCGTATAGCTGTAACCGCGCGCGAGGCTGGCGCTGCGCGCGCCGATATCGCGGGCAAGCGCCGTGCGAAGTGCGTCGAAAGTCTCGGCTCGCGCATCCTCGCCGGCGTCGGCCGCGGCGAGGGCGTGGGCATCGAAGATCGCGGCGACGCGATCGCGGATCTCGATTGCATCGGCCTGGTTGGTCCAGCGGATCGACGCCGCGGCCGAAACAAGCTCGGCGCCGGCGGCCGCGCGGACGATATGAATGATGGCGTCCTGATTGTCCGCTTGCCGCGTGCGCGCCGGCGTCGTCCTGGGAACGGCGTCGAGCCCGCCGCCAAAGCGCGCGAGCGGTTCGATCGCCCGCAGCCGGGCTCGAGGCTGGGGCGAAAGCGCGGCGACGGCAGCGACCAGGCCGACGAGCGTCTGGCCCAGCGAGATCGGCGCGCGAAGCAAGGCCGACGTGCCTCCGGGCAACAACCGCAAGCCGCTTTCGAAGCTGCGTAGAGCTTGACCCAGCCCGCCCGACGACGCGGCGCTCAGCTCGGCCGCGATCGCGACGGCGCCGACGAGATCGCTGGCGGCGTCCTCGACAAAGCTGGCGGCCTTGTCGATCGAGAACCGATTGGAGAATTCGGACGGCAGCCCGTCGGTGAGCTGTAATGCCGTCGCCTGCGACAGGGCGGCCGTATCGACGCTGGCCGACATCGGCTTTTCGGCGCCGCTTTCGCGAAAGGCGATCGTAAAGCGGGCCATGCCGCCCTCGTCGGTGCTTTCCGTCAGCTGATAGTCGTCGGCGTAGACCTGTGTCTGTTCGCCGGTCCACGGATCGACGAACGTGCCGGGTCCGAATGCTTCGAGCGCATCGACCAGGGCGTCGCGCCGATCCATATAATCGGCGCCGATGACGAAACAGTCGATCTGCGCCTCGCGCGCGCGGCGGCCGAGATCCTCGCCGACGGGCGTATCACGGAACGGCAGCTCGAAAAGCGCGATCCGGCGACCGCCGCTCTGCTGGCGCTGCTCGGTTACGAAGGCGACGCCGCGGAAACTGCCTTGGACATAGCGCTGCCGCCACGTCCGGCTTTCGGCCGCAGGCGCCGAGACCGGCGCTTGCTGGGGCACGATCGCCATCAGCCGCGGCTCATCATCGCGCCGCCGCGATAGACGAGCGGCACATCGTTGTTGGCGGTGGTCATCTTGCCTGGGCGGGCAACGAGGCCGGGATCGGCCTTGACGTTGACCGTCAGGCTGCCGCCCACCGGAACTTTCGACGCCGCCGGAGTTCGCAGGAAAGCGGGGTTCATCGGCTGGGTGCGAACGCCCCGTGCCGGTGCGCGCGGCGCCGGCGGCGTCAATGCACCGCGCCACATGCTGTCGCGGGTCGATTGCGGCAGTACCTTGCCCTTGGGCGCCGGCGGGCCACCGCGGACGAGATCGCCCCAGCCCGAGCCGGTGCCAAGTGTCCAGCGATCGACCCACTTGTCGACCGATCCCCAGGCGCCATCGATCGTCATCACGAGGCTATGGATTTTGCCAAGGGCGCTGATGATATCGACACACGCCTTTGCGACTGCGGCAAGGTCGGAGAGGAAATTGCCGATATCGGCGTCGTTGATGCCTTTGATCTGGTCGACGACGCCGCCGAGCTTGTCCGACACCATCTTTGCCCAGCGGTCGATCGAGCCATCGTCGAGCTTGGTATTGAGCCAGTCGATGACGCCCTGAAGCTTGGCCTTCACCTTGTCGAAGACGCCCGCCTGTCCGACGCGGAGCATGAAATCGGTCCAGCCATCCTTGAGGTTCGACCACATGCCCGAGAAGGTGCGCGACTGGCGACCCATCATGCCGCCGAAGCGTTCCGACCAGATGCCGGTGATCGCGTCCTTCATCGCGGCGGCGTTCTTGGTCGTCTCCTTCCGGATTTCCTTGCCATTCTTCATGTAGGTGAAGGCGACCTTGTTGCCCTGAACCTGGGCGCGAATGCCGAATTCCTTGAGCCGTTCGAATTCACCGGTCTGCGCGTCGGCGAGGGCTTCGATCGCCTGCATAAGAGGCTTCGACATGCCCGCGGCCGCATCGCCGGCAGCGGTGAGCGCACCGTCCATCGGGTCGATGCCATAGGCCTTCAGCTGGACGAAGGCCTCCATGACCTGGTCAAGCTCGTAGGGCGTCGTCTTGGCAAATTTGCGAACCCAGTCCATCGACTGTTTCGCCTTGGCCGCCGATCCCTCGATCCCCTCGAGCATGATCTGAAATTGCTCGAATTTGGCGGTGGTGGAGATGATGCCGCCGAAGAAGGCGCCAGTTGCCAGCCCGGCGATCGCGGCGGTGAACTGCGCGCCCTTGACGATCAGGCCACCAATCTGTCGGATGGTAAAGCCGATCGCCCGGCCGGCGCCATATCCTGCCTTTTCGACCAGCTTCAGCCCGGCCGGGCCGGCGAGCCGACGGACGCTGGCGAAGAGGCGGGCGCCGAGCCGGTTTCGCATGCCGTCGGCCGATCGCGATGCGCGATCCATCCCGCGGCTCGCGACCGAACCAGCGCGGCCGAGGTCGCGCATCGACTTGGCAAGCTCGCGGGTATCGCGCCGGGCTTCGCGCCCCGGTCGCGACAACCGGTTCACCATTTCGACGATCATGGCGAATTTTAGCGCCATCTATCGATCCACCGTTTCCCCTCGTTCCGCTTTCGCGGTCCATTGCGCTTGGTCGAGCCAAAGCTCGATATCTTCCCATTCCAGCTCCATCAGCGCCGCCGGCGTCCAGCCGAAGCGCGATGCCAAGACCCCTAGGTGGTCCCGCCAGTCTTCTGGCCACGCGGCAGCATGGCCTCGACACGCTCCCCCAGCGTTTCGATATCCTCCACGTCGAGCTCGTCGGCGAAGCCGGGGAAAACGTCGGTCCCGTCGGGCAGCGAACACAGCCGCTCGATCAGGATAAGGGTGCCGGAAAAGTCGCTTTCGGCCTTGTCCGCCGCCTTCATGTCCTTGCCCTTGGGCCGGCGCAGAACGACGGCGGTGATCGGATCGCCCTGCTTGGGCACGATCGGATGCTTGAGAGTGTAATCGCCTTGCATCGTCACAGCTCCTCGGCCGGCGGGCCCTGGAAGACGACGTCGGCCTTGCCGTCGCTCGTCGACAGGCTGATCACCTCAGCGACATAGGCGTTGCGGATGATGAAGGTCTGGCCGATGTCGGCCTGAAAGGTGATTGTCGCATTGTCGATATCGCGCAGCGCGGTGAGGCTGGTGCCTCGCTTGACGAGGATTTTGCATGTCAGTTTCGATTCGGCGGTCTTCTCGCTGAAGGCGCCGGCCTGATAGTCGCCGCGCTGCGCTTCGCGGAGGGCGCCGCCGAGCTCGAGCGTGCTTTCGCCGTCGGTGTCGAGCGTATCGCCGTCGACCTTGATACGCGCCTGGCCGACGACCTGATTGGGATTGGCCATCTTCTTCTCCTTTTATGGGCCGGTGAGATGCCGCTCACAGGCGTCTCAGCGGCAGATCATCAGCTGCGGAATTGCACCTGGGCGGCCAGCACGCGCATCTGGTTGACGATATCGGGTGGCAGCAGGGCGTTGACGCGGTTCGGATCGCTGGCATCACGGTCGACGATCAGGTCGGCCTTGAACTGGTCGATATTCTCGACCAGGCCCGCCTCCTCGAGCTCGCGCATTAAGGCGACGAATTCGGCGCGAAGGACCGAC